GTTTTAAGCGTAGCGGGGGAGGGGGCTACCTAAGCCTCCTCTAGGCGGATTACCAGTCCGCCACCCTAGTGTATGTTAATACACTGGGGCCCACGCGAGCTTTAAGCCAACGGCTCGCGGTCGTCCACTCCGTTCTAGGTGATCCCATGCATATTCGGATATTTCCGGATGCATAAGACACTTAGTGAGAGCTGGAATTCCATATAGAGCAGACCTCGGAAGGTTTGCTCTAACGGAGTACCCTCTAACCTCAGGGATCTGTAAAGCCTTGTTCGCCCTATGAACTTCAGGGAGATCAGGCCCACAGCGCCCAATGAGGGGAGAGTTATCACTGACAAATGGATATCTCCCACGCAAAAGCGCAAGGAGATATTCGTCAATGATCTCCACAGTCTCTACCCAACCTGCTTTATAAAGCAGATTGCGGAAAGACGAAAAGGAAACCAGTTCTCGTGCGGAGCCAAGTGATGAGGGAAGCGCTTCTCGGACATAGACGCAACTAACGTCTTTTCCAAAGAAGTACTCCTTCCCACAAGACTCTCTGAACGGTCCAGTCCAGAAAGACTTGTGCCGATTAACCTTGAAGCCAAAAGCTTCAAGATAATCAGTCACTTGAGCGGCCTTGTCGATGGGAACGATAATATCGTCTCCATAGACACGCACCGAGCCAATAAGCCTCTTTAATGAGGCTTGCATTGGAACGGAACCAGATGAGCTCAAACATCCCGCTAAAGCAAGCGTCGTAAAGACAATTGCTTCAACAGGAAATGTAAGAGCAGAGCCCATCGACGCAAACTTCTGAAGAGGGATTACCTCTCCAGAAGGTAATTGGCAGCGGAGAGAACGAGCTGCTTGGATTCCCTCAAGAAAATTGGGGAAATCCAAAAACAGCTCCTCCACAAGCCAATTGGCGACACGGTCAGAAGCATCACTTAAATCAAGTGTAGCTAAAGACCCATCCTCGCTACCTCGCTGAGCCATTTCCTGATTAGGGATTTGGTCAGTGAAGTTAGCAAAGGACCCAGCCAATGGGTGTAACTCAATGGCCGGCACGAGGACCCCAGTTATTGCCTGCTGTATATATTGCATTACAGTAGGCTCTGCTGCGATCAATCGTGGTTTCGCCTGTGTCTTTGGAACGGCCACCAATCTAGTCGGTGGTTCGTCCGCGGGCTCCAGGAAACTGACCTCCAGTCCCTCAAGCGCATAACGCGCATTTGGGAGTGCATATTCTCCATAGGAGAATAGGTACTCAAGCCGGTCATGCCAAACTGGCATAACCCACTTTGAGTTACCACGGCGTCGATCAGCCGTAGCACCTGGACCGTGCTTAGGGACGAGCTCACCATTAAGGATCTTACGATCACATATGGCAAGAGCATCCCCGAAAACAGCACGGAGGATACGCCTCAGAAAGGGAAACCCATTTTCTCCAAAGAGAAAAGAGGAGTTTTCTTCAAGAGGCCCAGTCAGGCCTGCATCAACGTCAACGTACTTCTGGATAGCCTCCTGAATCTTAGATTCAGGACACAGTGCTTTCTCTTTCGAGAAAGTCAGCAAAAGCTGGCGAACGCACCGTAAGGCGACCCAACCCCGATGATAATTCTCATCATCAAAGGGACGAAGTACAGGCTCAGGGAGCGAAATCTTCTCCCCAAGGCCTTCAGCGGTTGACGGTTCCATCTCCGATGTGAACAGCAGATCCAGGAATCCTCCGAG